CTCAATTTGTTGCCTTTGGCATCTGTTACGCCATCAACACTGAACAGGTGATCGTTTATACCATTGTATAATTGACAATTGGGTGCAACCAACTGAACGAAGTCTGAATCACTGCTGACGATAATATGTTCATCTTGGGGGTGTAGTGCAATCCAGCGGGCTATGATATCGTCTGCTTCTGCTGTGGCACAGCGGAGTACGCTACAGTTTGTTTTGGTAGACAAGTATTTAGTCAGCTCATCATAGGTCTCCCAAAACAGTTTGTCCTCTTCTGCTTCAGTTTCGCTCATTGCACCACGAGCCACAGCACGATTGGCTTTGTAGGGTTTGTAATAGTCCTTACGCCAGCTACGACCCTCTAGTGCAAAAACCACATGATCCACGCCAAAACGTCTGGCTACCTTGTTGGCGCTCATCATGGTCAAGTGCAGTGCAAAGCCCAATTTAGTCCATGTGTCACTGGCCCTGTGTGCCGAATGGCGGGCGCGGAAAAACATGTTGGCAGTGTCAATCAGTAGATATTTCATTGTGGGTCAATAGGTTGTTATCATTAATGTATTGTAACACATAATTGGCCCAAAAGCAATGACCGTCCGCGCCAAAATGATATCCATATGGACTGGTGTACTCAAAACTGTTGTGTCTTAACAACGCATTATAACTGTGGTCTCTACTGTAAGGAGAGAGGTAGTGCTGTTGCCAATCGTGCTGTTGATCAGGAGGTATGTCGCTGAATGTACTATGGCCACTGAAAAACAAATGCCTTACACCTAGGTCTTGTAACCATTGGTGCATTTGCCAAATTTGGGCATGTGCTGTTTGAGTTTTTTCTGTCCAATCTATGTTGACCACATAATTTTTATAACGTTGTTTAAGTTCAGGAGGCACAATGTCAATTCCACTAGCATTGACTTGCCACCACTCATTGTCGTAGAACCATTCTTCTCTTTCCCAGGTGGTCCACTGTAAAATTACAAAAATATCTGACAGATTCTGGGAGTTTGTATTAATCCAGTCACGAGTAACTCGCATGGTACGATCATTACATCCACCCGACTGTGCCTGGCAAATTAAATCAGCGCCCAAAGCTGTGGCAACATGCCGACCATAACTTACGGCCAAATTGGCTGGGTGAGGTTCTCGACCACACATCCATAACTCGCCGTCATCACAGGCCCAAGCATGCTGAACAGCAGCTTCGGCTGCGGCACTATGGCTGCAACCATTCACGTACAATATCATTTCTGTAGTAATACTTTTTCTGTTTCGGCAGCCACCACACGCTTGCGCAGACTTGAACTTGAGAACGAATGATCTCGGCCGTTGAACACAATTTCAATGCCACGGTTATAGCATTCGTCGTGACCCGAAAAGTCTTTGTGTTCATATTCTACACCCAGCACACGAACGTCAACTGGAAGGATCAACAGAAGGTCACAGAGATCCTGTTCGGTTTGGTACACAACAACTTCATCAACGTAACGGCATGCAGAAAGCTGTATCTGTCTCTCCACAATACTTTGTATCGGACGATTCTTAGTCTCAGGCCTATCGATAGTTGGGTCCGTTTGGAGCCCACAGATGAGGTAGTCACAGTGATTCTTGGCTTCCGAGAGCATGGCAATGTGGCCTGCGTGGAGCATGTCAAAGGTTGAGAAAGTGATGCCAATTTTTTTACCTTCTGATTTGAGTTGTTTGATGTGATTGAATATCATGATACTTCACTCCGTCCGTTGCCAATGTCTCTGCTTTGCACATAGATGCCTGACTTCTTGATGGCTTCTTCTTGTTCCCAAGTTTCCATTACAACATGCCGGCACACATTTTGGAACCAACGATCCACAATTTCTGCGTCAGTGTCCTCTTTCTTCATCATGTAACCAGCCTTGACCAGTCGTGCTACAAAGATTTCGTTCCAGTCTAATTCAAACGCACCCTGATGCAAATTGTCAGAATCTACTTCTATGCTCAATACCTGCACCCAAGGCTCACCAGCTTCGGTTGCAATTTGTTTTGCAGTTTTCTCAGGTGCTTTTGGCACACGGACAACTTTTTCTTTTTCCTCTTTTACAGGAGATTTTTTCTTTTTTGTTAGCCAATTCCACATTTCAGATGCCCCATCTAGTATCATTTTAATCTCCAGTAAACACCGTTTTCGCCACGTTCAGGAAACAAATCTTGTTTTGTATCATCTCGATGCACATCAAGAGTAAAACAACTCCACCCGCCATCCCAAAAACTCCAGGTACGCAATGGAAAAACATGAGCTGTTACTCCACGCTCTTCTAACCATTTGATAAGACCTGGGTTTTCTTTCATGAGCAGTACATTCTGTTCGTCCAGCACCAACATGTTTACATCTAACACAGTTTCAACATAGTTTCCTACCCAGTTCAGTGCCTGTGAACCAATGTAATCGTCAAAACGAACACCTAATTGCATGTTTGGTACATGCCAGCTATACGGGGAATTATAACTGCCCGGCCGTTTGGGTGCAAAATCTACCACTCGATAAATCTCCCACCCAGGAAAACTTTGACTGTAGTCAGTTTTGTATGAACTGGTAACAATCACCCCTGGTTTGATAATTGCAAATACAGCATCACTATGTCCATTGGTATTACAAATGTTGATCCTATAATGTTTGGCCTGTTCAATCATCCATTCACATACTCTAGTCCAACTAGGTTCGTGAGTGGCAGTGTCAACGTACAAATCCTGACCATATCGTACCACACTGGGCGGATTTACAACCTTCATATGGGAAGCACCATCAACAATCACAGTGTTCTCGTTCATGCAATGCTTCCATCCCTGATAGTTACTAATTGCATACAACGTTTGATCTAATACTATAAAATTATCTCTAGGAACCACTGGTGGCTTGGCAAGAGTATCATTATGAGGATCAATGTGACTATCTATGCTATCAAATACTGGACGATGAACTTTGATTCCTCTATCCTGCAAAAATTTTTCTACACGACCTGTGTCATGATCAGTAAGTTCAGTTATGTAACTAAAACAATCAGCAATGTCGCTGGGGAGATGTGAGAAGAAACGTTCTGGGTAAGATTTTCCCAACCAAACTTCTTTAAGAGGGGTAAAACCAAAGTTAGAGTTTATCATTTACCCCATCCATTGCCCCAAAGATCAACGTGCAAGCGTGGGCTGTACCAATAACCACGTTTGAGTGCTTCGTTTGCTACGTGAATACGATTGCCATCATATACTGACACCACACCGCCCACTGGCATCACAAACACAGGACCAGCAAATCCACGCAAGCGATACTCGTCTACTGCACGGTCTAGTTCTTCAAAATCATCAATGTGTCCCACAACAAACTTTAGATAAGAAATGCCGTGAGTTTCGTAATTCCACACAATGTCTGGCTTGATGGCGTCTTCCCACTTCTCACCGCTTACACTAAGCTTGGGACTGACTGAGAATGTGATCTCGCCAAACCATCCATCAAGATACTGTGCAAACTCTCTATGAAGTTCTTGAGTACCATTAGTCTCAAACGTTATGTGCCTAAGTCCACGTTCGTGCAACAGATCCAGTAATTCTGGGTATGCACGTTGCCAGCCCAACAAGGGTTCACCGCCAGTTATTACCAAGTGCACTGGATTGCCATTGGGTTGGTGCCAGTTGCCATTGGGCAATAATGCTGCCATCTTATCTACTAGTTCTTCAGCAGTGTATGTGGGACTTAGATGTTTGAATTCAGGGTGCCACGATGCATAGCTGTCACAACCGGTATTGACCAGTGGCAGCTCTTCAAATGTTTTGTAGAGATGAACAGACTTGGCCACTTCATCAGCTTCTGTTGATACTTCTCCAGGTTTGCAACCAAACCCTGAACAGGTAAAATTGCACCCAAACATGCGAAGAAATATACTGGGTACACCAACATAACGGCCTTCGCCTTGTGCTGAGTAAAATAGTTCACTTACTTTAAATTTCATAATCTTGTTACCTTTGACATTCCAGACCTGTGTGGGTCTTTATTTAGATTGATACTTTCCTCATGCATTTTAACACGAGTAGATTGTTTTGTCACCCAACCTGGCAATACTGTGTCTAAATAGGCCAAATGCTCACTTGGTGTCGGATGCGGGTCATCACTTTGTTTCCAACCATTCTTGAATATGGTTTCTTGAAAACTTGGTAATATCTTATTTAGAACGCCATTGTATAAGTCTAAAACATCTTGATCTTGCGATTGCACATTATCAAATTGTTGTGGGTTACCTATTGGACACATGCTTAGATATTGCCAACGAAATGGTCTACGCTTAGAGTTGAACAGTACAGTAGCAGCCTTGATCATTGCCAAGTCACGCACTAAACAGCCACGCTCAGTTACAGCATCATGCACATAATCAGGATTGTATATAGGACATGTTGTTACATTACCTAGTGTTTGCCAGCGATCAGTATATCGATCTTCACGTATAACATTGGTCCAGCACACTACTACAGTGTCATATGGGCCAAAATTATAACGCTGATCTGCTTCCATTATACTGTTGAAGATATAGTGATTACCGGCACCACTTTGTCCCCAATTTTCAAAATAGTCAAACTCAGGTGCTAGACAATCAGCCCAGGTACTCCATCGATAGTTGGTAAAGCTGCAACCAAATGTAAACAGTCGTTTCATGCATTAGGCGGCAAGCATGGCCTTGGCACTGGCTTCGCCTCTACGAGCACTGTTAGCATCTTTGCCCTGACGTTCTACCATGGCCTTGCCAAAGTTGCGTCGACGTGCAAAATAAAACAGCTCTAGAAATCTTGGAAAGCTCATGCTTTTGTCTTCGGGAAAGTCAAGATCATAAGTGACTGGTTGATTTTCCAAAGGTTCGTCAAAAGTTAGATAGTCCCAAAGATTGTAATCCAAGGTTAACTTTTGTGGATAAGTGTTGATTTGATCGTATGCTACCAAATATTTGCGTTGAAACTTCATGGCCGCTTCTAACAGATCCTTTGGAAGATTATATCTATGCATGAACTGTTCTAGTTTGGCAAAGATATTGTCATACTGATGTTCCACATGCATGTTCAAAATACTGCGATGGATCAGGTTCCAGCCGTGTATTTCAATACCACCAATATTGGGATGACGTATTTGTCCATCAGTCATCCAATTTTTATAGTATTGTCTGACTTCGGCTTGCTCTTTAGCAAACCACTCATCCTGTTGTAAGTATTCAAACAGGTCTTCATAAAAATTACTGTAGTCAACATCGCAGTACTTGTTGACCAATCTGCTGAGCAATGTGCTTACACCGTTGATATGAAAGGTATTGATGTACCAAGAAAATACTTCAGCATCCAGCATGATTTCGTCAGGCAGATCCTTGGTGGCAGTGATGATGTCAATACCTTCTTCAATGTGTTCGTTAGAGTAAGAGCCAGAAAAATAGTCTGTAACTCTGGCTGATTTAATCTTAAACAGTTTCTTTTGTAACAGGTTCATCTCAGCGTTTTCTAACAACTGCGCCTGGAAAACTGTAAGGCCAGTGAGATTGCCCATACGAAGCTATTTCCAAAAGTTGTCCTTCCAGCTTTTCAAACTTTCGCCCGGCAAGCCAAGAATCAATTCAGTGTAGGTGGGAATGTTCCGCTGCTCACAAAGTTCAAACACTTCTTCTAGCTTGTTCATTTCCATGTTTTTTCGACGTATGTTTTCCAACACATCATGATCCAAACTTTGCACAGAAAGAGTAAGCCCTTGATTGAATCCCGGTGCATCCAGTAGTTTTTTTACAATGTCAACAACTTCACGTTTTTGATTTTTAGCCCAGGCCACAGAGAAAGTTTTTGGGTACCCATATTTTGACTGCACTTCAATAATTTTGTCTGCAATAAGATTGTCTCGGTCAGGAAACATGCCAAAGTTAGCATCAGTAATTGAAATAAACCCACAGCGATGACTGGCCATCCACTCTAGTTCGTCAAACACACGTTGCAGTCCAAAGTGTTTGACTTTGTTGTAGGTCAATGATCCCCAGTCACAGAATGTACAAGCAAACGGACAACCACGATTGGTTTCCAGTGTGCCGTTCCACTCC